AGTCGGCTGTTCTTCTTTCATCGGCAGGCGAGCGACAAATGCGACCTGAGCACAGAGGATGGGATACGCGCGGCGGTGATCGAGGCGTCCGGGCCGGTCGCGGAGTGGTCCGACATCGATGGGATTGTGGAACAGTGGCGCGACCCGACCGCGGACCGGACATACCTGGAGCGCGTCTGGCTTAATCGCCTAGTGCGGGCGTCCGAACGGGCGTTCGATGCGGAGCGGTGGCGGGCGCTGGCCGATATGGATTTTGTACCGGCCAAGGGCGACATGATCACGCTGGGATTCGACGGCGCGCGGTATGGCGACTCGACGGCGATTGTGGCGACGCACATCACTACCGGCTATCAGTGGCTGGCCGGATTGTGGGAACATCCGCAGGGGATCGAGACGTGGGAAGTGCCCGCGGCCGAGGTAGAGGCCACGCTCATCGATCTGTTTTCGCGCTTCGAGGTCTGGCGCATGTACTGCGACCCGCCCTACTGGGAGTCCTACGTGGCTCAGTGGGCCGGGCAGTATGGCGACAAGCGCGTGATGGAGTGGTGGACGAACCGCACGAAGCCCATGGCCTACGCGATCAAGGCATTCAACAACGCGATTACGGCCGGGGATCTCGCGCACGACGGCTCCCAGGGGCTGGCGCGGCATATCGGCAACGCGGTGCGCCACATTCTGACGCTACGCGATGAGCAGGGCGTGCCGCTCTGGACGATCTACAAAGAACGCTCCGATAGCCCGCACAAAATAGACGCGGCGATGGCGGCGATCCTCTCGTGGGAAGCGCGCAACGACGCGATAGCGTCGGGTGTGGGCGAGGCACAGTACATCTATGCCGATCATGATATCCAGGTGTGGTGATGGCAAGACACGTTGACGCACGCGACGCGATAGCGCTGCTGGGCTTGGGGCTGCTGGCTACCGGGCTGGCGATGGTATCGGTTCCGCTCGCGCTAATCGTGACCGGCGCGTTGCTATTCGCAGCGGCGGTTGTACCGTCGCTGCTTCCGCCGAAAGGCGCCTAATGGGACTACTCGATAGCCTGCTGCGCCCGCGCGCGCTGAATCCGATGGACGACCGCTATTACACGACGATGAACAACATCGGCGCGGTGGCGTCCAGTGGGGCGTATGTCAACGCGGAAACGGCGCTATCCAGCTCCACCGTGTGGGCTTGTACGCGGCTGATTGCCGAGTGCATCGCCATGATGCCCACGTTGGTCTATCGCCGGCGGAGCGACGGCGGCAAAGAGCGCGCGGCGGGCCATCCGTTGTACTACCTGCTGCACGATAGCCCGAACGAGCTGCAGACCGCCTTTGCCTGGAAGCGCACACTCATGACCCACGCGCTGCTGTACGGCGGGGGCTATTCGCGGATCAACGCCGGCGCGCGTGGGGCGGTGGATAGCCTGCCGATGATTCACCCGGACAACATTCGCACAGAGACGTTGCCCGGCGGCGGGATACGCTACCAGGTACGCGGCGAGGACGGCATCGAGGAACCGGTGCCAAGCGAGGACATCTTTCATCTACCGGGCTTGAGCTTGGACGGCGTGAATGGGCTATCGCTAGTGCGCTATGCGCGTGAGTCCATTGGGCTGGCGCTGTCGGCAGAGGACTATTCGGCGCGATTTTACAGCCAGAGCGCGGCCCCGAGCGGGATCCTTAAAACGGCGGGCAAGCTCGGGCCGGAATCGGCAGAGCGCCAAAAGCAGCGCTGGCAGGACGCGCATTCGGGGGCTACCAACTGGCACAAAACGGCCGTGCTCGAAGAGGGCTTGGAGTGGCAACAGATCGGCGTGAACAACGTAGACGCTGAGCTGATCGCCCAACTGGACTGGAGCGCGGCGGATATTGCGCGATTCTTCAACGTTCCGTTGCACATGGTCCAGTTGATGACGAAAACGACCAGTTGGGGCAGCGGCATCGAGGAAATGGGCATTGAATTCGTGGTGTTTACGCTGCTGCCCTGGATTCGGAACTGGGAGCAGCTCATCTCGAAGAAGCTCATTCTCGCGCCGCAGAGCTACTTTGCCGAATTCCTCGTGGATGCGCTCATGCGCGGGAAACTAGGCGACCGCTACAGCGCCTACAGCATCGGCCGTAACGGCGGATGGCTATCGGTCAACGAGATCCGCGGGCTGGAGAATCTCAACCCCATCCCAGACGGGGATCGCTATCTGGAGCCGCTGAACATGCAGGAGGCGGGCCAACGCGACGCGGCAGAACCGCAGCCGCAACCGGAGCCGCCCGATGACGCCAGCGCGCACTATCGCCTGCTGTTACATGAGGCGGCGGCGCGGGTGGTACGCAAAGAGATTGCGGCCATGACAAAGGCGGCGCAGCGATGCGGAGACAATCTGGGCGCGTGGATGGAAGAGGTGAATCGTTTCTATGCCGGACACGCGGCCTTTGTTGTCCACACGTTACAGGCTCCGTGGGATGAAGCGGAGCGCTATACCAGCCAGCAGGCGCACGCCTTGCTCACGCAAGGGGCCGACGCGATGGCCGATTGGGAGACAACCGCCGTGGCGCGGCTCGAAGAGCTGGCAAACCACGCGACTGAGGTGAACGCATGAAATACGAACACATCATTAGCTGGGCGATGAACACGCCTTGGGCCATTACGCCGGACAAGCTGGCAACGATCATGGACCTCCTGCGCTTTCGGGCGCTGGGCGGGCGGTTGAGCGCGGAAGAGATCGAGCAGCGCATTGGCGCAGCGCAAGCGCCCCAGATGCGCACGATCAATCGCGTGATGGTCATGCCGCTCTATGGCGTTATCGCGCAACGGGCCGACATGATGACGGAGAGCAGCGGCGGCACGTCCATCGACCGCTTTACCGCGCGGTTCCGTGAGGCCGTGGCCGATCCGGGCGTGGGCGCGATTGTGCTCGATGTGGACAGCCCGGGCGGGGCCGTGTCCGGCGTGGACGAGTTGAGCAGCGAAATCTATCGCGCGCGCGGCAGCAAGCCCATCGTGGCGGTTGCTAACTCGCTTGCCGCCAGCGCGGCCTACTGGATTGCTAGCGCGGCGGATGAGCTGGCTGTTACGCCATCGGGTGAAGTGGGCTCCATCGGCGTGTTCGCGGCCCACGAGGACTGGTCGCGGGCCTATGACACAGCGGGCGTGACCCCGACGCTGATTAGCGCGGGCAAGTACAAGACGGAAGCGAACCCGTACCAACCCCTTTCCGACGAAGCTCGCGCGGCGATTCAGGCGCGGGTAGACGACTATTACGGCATGTTCACCAAGGCGGTCGCACGCAACCGCAAGCGCCCGCTCTCTGACGTGCGCGGCGGCTTTGGCGAGGGCCGCGTGGTGGGCGCACGCGAGGCGCTGGCGCAGGGCATGGTAGACAGCGTGGAAACACTGGATGAGGTGCTCGCGCGGGTGACGCGCGGATCGACCCGTGGGCGCGCACGCGCTGAGGAGATCGAATACCGCAAGCGGCGATTACGCGCCGCGGCATGGTGAGGTGACATATGGCGCCTTTCTGGGCTGAGGCTGGAGAATCCTCAGGATACGCAACGATAACATGCGTCGCCAGTGGGGGCGGATACGAATACACATGGGAAGGGTCCCCTTCCGCGCCTGTGCGCATTACCTATGAGCTACTGGCCGCGCTGACCCCATTCTCCATGCCGTGGCCCTTACGCGAAATCGAGGACGTGCCCGATAAAAAGTACAAGGTGTTTGTGCGAGATGATGTAGCGAGAGAGGGATAGGCACATGGCAGACGGGCTGTACCATATCAGGAATCCCAGAACCGGCGCGGAATACGACCTGAAGTTGCAGGACAATGGCGACGGGACTCATTCGTTTGGCGTTGAGGGCGTCGTTACCGTCTCTCTGCCTGCGGCCATCTACAGCGGGCAGAAAGCGGTTGCCGTGGCGGGCACACAGGAGGCGCTGGCGGCCTCGCAGGCGCTGGTGGCGGGCGTGCACATCAAGGCAAAAGCCACCAACACCGGCAACGTCTACGTCGGCGGGGCAACCGTGGACAGCGCCACGGGCCTTATCCTCGCAGCGGGCGAGGCGGTATTCCTCGAAGTGGCGAACCTGGCAACCGTGTGGCTAGACGTGGACACGGGCACGGAGGGGGTATCGTTCCTTGCGTCATAAACTGCGACCGGCAACGTTTCAGTGGCTGGCACGCCGTCCGTGGCGCTTCGTCGATGGCTTCGGCGGCGCGGTGGTACGACCCGAGTGGCGTGTGCTCCTCGGCACCGTGGCGGTGAGCGGCGGGGCGATGCAGGCGGCGACGATAGCGGGGAACGGGTACAACCTTGTCAGCACAAATCCCGAATTCACTGTCGACCTAACCGATTGGGCGAACGCGGGCGCTACGGGGGCACGGGTCGATTCTGCCGTTGACCCAGGCACGCCATCGGGCGGGCTAGATACATGGTGCATCAAATGCACGCTGGATGCCGGGGTGTTTGGGAGCGTTGAATATACCTATTCACGCATTGTTGGCGCGACCTATATAGCCGCAGCGCGCGCCTATGCGCCCGCCGCGAATACACAGGTTAAGGCGGCGCGGCTATTTACCCGGACGCAACCGAATCTTTCGGTACAGGCTATCGGCCCAGAAAACACTTGGCAGACGCTTAGTATCGCACCTTTTGTCGCTTCGGATGCCAGTGATGTTATCGCGCTTTCCCCGAGCATCGCGGGCGGCTCGACGGCGGGTGACGTGGCCTATTTCGATAGTGTAGCCGCCTACATTCAAGTCGCCCTGCCCGTCATCACCGCGCCCTCGCCGCACATCCGGCTGCTGGCGCAGTTGCTGCAACCGGCGGCGGGGGTGGGGCCAAAGTCGCTTTGGCTACGCGG